TGAATTGGGTTCACGAAATCAATATCACATTGGAATACTGAAAGACGGCACATCGCCGTCTTTTTTGTTTGTACGGAGACGAAAAAAAGATTTGAAAAAAGAGAGGGATTTTCGTGTTTGTAGGAAGCATCAATAAGGACTTGAGGGCGATTGTGAGTGAGGTGACGAGGTCGTGGGACGTAGAGGATATTTATATAGGCTGTTCGGGAAACTTCACGATAGAAAGGATTTTGAAAAACAGGGGATTCAACCTGTATGGGAATGACGTGAGTTTGTACAGTTGCACCATCGGGAGTTATCTTGCCGGCGAGGACATGAGAGTCGAAATCAAGCACGACGACTGGAAGTGGTTAGAGCCGTACATGAAGGCAGGGATACCAAGAATCGCGACTTTGCTGCTATGCACGACGATGTTGGACGGCTTGCATCGCGACGAACCATTTTTCGTCCGCAGGAGAAAGGCATATAGAGATCAGTGGGAGAGACTGCATGACGAAACCTGCGCTAAAGTGGCCAAGGCTTTGGACGGGCTGAAATTGAAAAAGTTCTTTGCGGGAGACGTTGTGGAGTGGGCGTCTCAAGCCCCTAACAACGCCGGATTTATTTCGTTCCCACCAACCTACAAGGGTGGATACGAGCGGCTGTATCGAGCGTTTGAAATGGTATTCGACTGGGATGAACCGAAATACGAGATATTCGACCGAGATCGCCTTGCATACATGGTCGAGAGGGTGAAGGAGAAAAAACATTGGATGATGGCGAGGGACGAGCCAATCCCGGGACTAGAAGGGTACGAAGTGGGGAGAGTTCAAACATCACTGCGGAGCAAACCTGTCATTGTGTATGCATCAAAGGCGAAACCAAAAATTACGATGCCTCATCAACGGACGGAAATCGTAAAACTGCCGAGAATGGGGGAACACGATGAAATTACGGAGAATTCAACAATCGCTGTTAAGAAAATCAGCCAAGGACAGATGAACACGTTGCGAAGCTTATATCTCAACCATGGGATCGCGCCTGCGAGCGCGTCTATTAATTTGGCTGTGATAATAGATGGAAAACTGATCGGCGCAATTGGATTGTCGAAGTCAAATCACAGCATGGGAGACGCCTATATTATGAGCGATTTCGTGATACGCCCACTGCAATATAAAAGGGCGTCAAAACTAGTGTTGGCGGTGGCAGTGAGCAAGGAGATCAAAAGATTAATGGAGCAAACTTTCAATGTGAAAGTCGATGAGATAGCGACAACGGCGTTCACCGACAAACCTGCGAGCATGAAATACAGGGGATTGTTTGAGGTTCACAGCCGAAAAGAAAACCCGCCGAGAGTAAACTATATCGGGAAGGCCGGAAGATGGAGCATGAAGGAGGGATTGTTATGGTGGGTAAGGAATCACAGCAAGTACAAAAGATAAACGCTAAACTGGCCGGAGGGTTTAAGTTGGCGATTGTGCCGATCGATCAATTGGAGTTTTTGGAAAAGAACGCTCGTTTCATGAAAAACGAGACATTTCAAAATTTGGTGAACAACATCAAACGCGACGGCGGACTGTCGCAACTCCCGTTTTGTTGGTTGACGCCTGAAGGAAAATACAGAATTTTGAGCGGGAATCACCGGTGTAAGGCTGCCATCGAGGCAGGACTGACAGAAGTGCCTGTCATCTATACAGACAGGGATTTAACAAGGGATGAGCAAATCGCCATACAATTAAGCCATAACGCTATCACAGGCGAAGATGATCCCGTCATCTTGCAAGAGTTGTATGCGGAAATCGAAGACCTAGAAATGAAGTATTACAGCGGGCTTGACGATAAGGTTTTGGATCAGCTCGAAAAAGTTCAGATCGACGGGATTACGGAAGCGAGATTAGATTATTTGACGGTGTCGTTCCTTTTCCTGCCGGAAGAAAGGGACGAACTTTTTCGTGTATTTGAGGAAGCGAAGGAAACGATCAGCGACGAAACTGTGCTGGCTAGGTTAGAAGATTTTGATAGACTGCTCGAAGCGCAAAAAAAGGTAAAGCAATCATATAACATTTTCAACGGCGCGACGAGCTTAATGATTATACTGGACATTTTCGAGCGGCATTTGGAGGATTTAAGGGAAGGGTATTTGGACGAGAACGGAGAGCCGGAACACAAAAACCATGTGCCAATCGCGAGTGTTCTTGGCTCTGATGAAATCCCTGCGGAAGCGGCGGCTACGCTCAATAAGGCTATCGAAAAAGCTTTGTCGAGTGGAGAAATTGATAAAAAAGAGAAATGGAAATTGATCGAGAGTCTAGCGACGAAATATTTGAGTGGTGAGTGATTATGGCAGAAGTGTGGGAGAGACAGAAGGGAGAATCAAGGAAGGCATACGAGGCGTTCAGGATATATCGAGACATGGGAGCGGAGCGAAGTTTGTCAAAGGTCTCCAAGAAGTTGGGCAAATCGACCACTCTGCTTTCTCGTTGGAGCGCGAGACATAATTGGGTGGAGAGATGCCGGCAATATGACGAGTACATGGAAAGGGAATACTTGCTTCAGCAAGCCGAGGAACGAAAAAAAATGGCGGAGCGGCACGCGAAGCAGGCGATGATGTTCCAGAACAAGATTCTGGAGCGAATGAGATCGCTCGACCCAAGGGAGTTGTCGCCAAACGACTTGATACGTTGGTTTGACATAGCGGTGAAAGTGGAACGATTGTCGAGGGGGGAGTCTACGGAGATTCAGAAGGTGGAGCACGACGGAGAGGTGAAGCAGTCGCATGAGATCGGCATCACCAACAAACTCCTTGAAGACGAAGAAGCAAGAGACCTTATCAAGCAGCTCATTAGAAAACGAAACGCTGTTAAGCGAGATTCTAACAAATCTTAATTCGCTCGAAAGGGAACTGGCCAAGGAAGATTACTCCGTTTATCTCGAATATGTGCATTTTGGACGATATATACCGTCCCGACATTCCGATTTGATTTGCGATTATCTTATGAGAGTGGAGCGCGGCGAAATCGACCGTCTCATGATATTCATGCCGCCGCGGCATTCTAAATCCATGACGGTCACCGAGACGTTTCCTTCGTGGTTCATCGGAAGAAATCCTGACAGAAGAGTCATCGAAGTCTCATACGGGGATTCTTTGGCGAGACGGTTCGGGAGAGCGAACCGACAGAAGATCGAGATGTTTGGTGAGGAATTATTCGGAATCAAAATCTCAAACGATATGGGATCGGTGACCAGTTGGGACGTCGAAGGGCATCGCGGCGGGATGATTTCGGTCGGGATCGGCGGCGGGATCACCGGCCAAGGCGCCGACTTGCTCATCATCGACGACCCGATCAAGAACCGGAAAGAGGCGGATTCGCTAACATACCGAAACATGCTGTGGAACGAATGGCAAAACACGCTATCCACCCGTTTGCAACCTGGCGGCCGGGTTATTTTAATTCTCACAAGATGGCACGAAGACGACCTTGCCGGACGGCTGCTCGAACACGAGCCGGAGCGGTGGACGGTGCTTTCGCTTCCTGCGATTTGCGATTCCGAAAACGACTTGTTGGGGCGGAAAATCGGCGAACCGCTATGGCCGGAGTACGGATTTGACGAGAAGTGGGCGGAGGAAACGAAGAAATCAGTCGGATCGCGAACATGGAACGCCCTATACCAACAGCGGCCAACGCCGCCAAGCGGCGCGATCATCCATCGCTCGTGGTTCAAGTATTATAAACAAGCGCCGCAAATGGACGAATACATCCAATCATGGGACTTCGCATTCAAAGATACGAATGACGGTTCGTTTGTGGTCGGGCAAGTATGGGGCAGAAAGGGAGCGGACAAATACCTTCTTGACCAAGTCCGCGCGAAGCTGTCTTTTACCGAGTCGATCCGCGCGATTGTATCGCTGACGTCCAAGTGGCCGCAGGCGCAGGCGAAACTCATCGAAGACCGCGCGAACGGGACGGCGATCATCAACGCGTTGCGGCATCAAATCAGCGGCATGTTGCCGGTTGTGCCGAATGGAACGAAAGTCGAGCGGCTGAATGCCGTATCGCCGCAATTTGAAGCAGGGAACGTCTACATTCCGCATCCGAGCATCGCGCCGTGGGTGCATGATTACGTCGAGGAATTGGTGGCGTTTCCGAACGCACCGACTGATGACCAAGTAGACGCAACGTCACAAGCGTTGCGATACCTCGACCGAGCCGGAACGAAGGGGACAATCAAAGTCGACATCTTCTAATAGAAGGGAGGGAATGAAATGGGGAAACAAGCAGTGGCCAAGGCGTATGTGTTAAGCGACGGCGAAATCATCGAAGAAAGCACGCTCGAACGCTACGCCATCAAGCAGGGGGAATCAAGAGCCCTTCCAAGCGACCGTTTTGGCGGTGCGTACGGGGAACTGGGGCTTGTCGAACCGCTGTACAATCTCGAAGCACTGGCGCAATTGCTCGAAATCAACCCGTACCATTATCGGGCGGTTAAAACGAAGGCGCGGGATACTGCAGGGCTAGGATGGTATCTTGAAGCGAAGACGAACAACCCAAGCGAACAGCAACGCGAAATCGCCATGCAGTTTTTAGAGAACCCGAACCCGTACAAGACGCTGACCGACATCAATAACAACGTGATGGTGGACTACGATTCCATTGGGAACGGATATTATGAGGTCATCAGAGCCGAAGACGGCACGCTTGTCGGTCTGGAGCATATTCCGGCGCATACGGTGCGCGTCCATCAGGACATGAACCGCTACTGTCAAATCCGCGGAGCAAAGAAGGTGTGGTTTAAGCGGTTCGGCTTTGAAGACGATGTGGACTACATGACAGGCGAAATTGCCCCTGCCGGTTCAATTCCGGCCGAGCGGCGAGCGACGGAAATCATCCACGTCCACAATTACACAAGCCGGAGTGATTACTACGGTCTGCCGGACATTCTCCCTGCGTTAAGTGCGATTATTTCCGACCGAGAACGGGCGGAGTACAACATTAGTTTCTTTGAAAATCACGCCGTCCCTGCCTACGTCGTGACGGTGACAGGCGCGGAACTCGACGAGCAAACGAAGCAGTTGATCCGCCGTTACTTTCAGCAGGACATTAAGAAAAATCGCCACTCGACATTAGTGGTGACGGCGCAAAAGCCGCAGGGCGATTTCTCGGACACGCCGATCGAAATCAAGTTCCAAGCGTTGTCTGTGGAGACGAAGGAAGCAAGTTTCCGCATGTTGCGGGCGGACAACCGCGATGAAATCCTGTCCGCACATGGTGTCCCGCCTTATCGAGCCGGCATCGTCGTCGAAGGTTCGCTTGGTGGATCAACGGCGAGAGAATCCACCGAGATATACAAGCAATCGGTCATTGAGCCGCGACAAGACATGCTTGAGAATGTGATGAACCGATTGCTGTTGATTGGGCTAGGGGTGACGGACTGGCGTTTTCGTTTCAAGGACATCGACACGAAAGACACACAAGCGAAGATTGAGGAACTGCGCTTTTTGTTTGAGGTGGGCGCATACAGCCCGAACATGATTTTGCGCGAATTGGGCAGAGACCCGATTGACGATCCGAACCTAGACAGGCATTTCATTTTTGGGCAACCGCTCGACGCTTCGCAAGAGGAAACGAATGCGATATTGAATTCGCTGAAACAATTGCACGCCAAACTCATTGACATCGCCACGAAAGAGGGCGGTAAGCATGTGTGAAGTGTGCAAGCTGTTGGACATGGATCGCGAGCTTGTCGCGTTCCTTGTTGCACATGGAGCGCTTCCTGCAATCAAGGAACAGGATGAGCGGATCACCGAAATTGAAGAAAAATTGGCGCGCCGGTTGGTCAGCCTGCAAGTTGGGCTGGAAAGTATGTTCATCCAGCGGTTGCGCGAGCTTGGCTATATCCCGCTGTCGATTCTCGAACAGGAAACGTTTATCGCGGATATTCTTGATCCGATTTTCGCGGACATGGAGGAAGAGATCGCCGAAGCCGCTGTCGAAAGTGCGGTCGTGGCGAGGCAATTGACGTTTGAAGAAATTCTCGAACAGGGCTTGGAATTGGTGTTTACAGAATTCAGTGAACGCGTTCTCGAAGAATTGCGAGAGCGCGTTTATGTGTTTTCGGAGGATACATTCCGGCGAATTAAAGGCGATTTCCGCGCTTCGCTGATTCGCGGCTATGAAGAAGGAAAAGGGATTGACGACATCGCTGTGGATTTGCGCGCCGATTTTAAAGACTTGCGCGATCATCGACTGCAAACGATCGCGAGAACCGAAGTGCAGGGAGCGCAAAACATCGGCATTTTCCAAACCATGCAAGATTACAACGTCAGGTATAAGCAGTGGCTGACGGTCAGAGACAGCCGAGTGAGGGGAAGAAACCCGAAAGACCGCGCCGATCATTATTCCCTGCACGGACAGGTGGTTCGGATGGATGAACGTTTCTCCAATGGGCTGATGCATCCGCTAGACCGATCCGGTCCCATCGAGGAATGGATCAACTGCCGATGCCGATGCCGTCCATATATCCCGACAAAGGGCGAGCAAATCGTCCGGACGCCTTACTATCCGTAAAGGGGGTGATTTCATTCTAGGCGTGGCTTGTTTCATGAAGCGATTCCGAACAGAAAGGAGTGAGAGAATGAAACACGAACTCACCGCGCCAGTCACGCACAAGAACGAGGAGAAGCGGATTGTGTTTGGACCCGTTCTCGTTCCAAACGAGCCGGACAGCGACGGTGACATGGTATCCGCTGAAAAAATCGAGGAAGTAGCGCACAAGTTTTTAGAGCAATACGGCAACATCGATTTGCAACACACGCTGAACAATGTCGGCAAGGTAGTGGAATCGTACATCTTGCCGTTTGACTGGAAGGTTGACGACGAGTTGACTGTCCCAAAAGGAAGTTGGATGATGGGTGTTCGTGTTCAGGATGAGGATGTCTGGCGGGCGGTGAAGGAAGGGAAACTGACTGGATTTTCGATCATGGGCGTTCCGAAAGCGGCGCTGAAATCCAAAGAAGCGGCGAAACGTACGACACTGGCCGACTTGGAACGATCCGCCGGCGATTGGGTAGTCAATGCCGTTTCCCTTGTCGACGAGCCTGCCGTGCCGAAAGCCAAATTCATCGCGATCAAAAGCAAGGACAATCGAGAAGAAGCGGTGAAAAAGGCCATTCAAGGTTCGTTTGAATACATCAGCGAACTGTTGCGCGAAAAAGTCTATCAGACATTCGATAACGGCGCGTTTGATTCGTATGTCTATTCCATTT